TCGCTACTCCAGCAGTATCTAAATTCGCAGCTATCGCTGTTAACCCTAGAAACTTTGTATTACCAAGATTACGTGGTGTAACCGTGGAATCTGATTACGAAGTAATTAACCAGCGTAGAGTACTTGTTGCTTCACAAAGAATTGGCTTCACCGATCTAATCGATGGTGCTACTTCTAAATGGGGACACATGTACAAAGCTAGCTAATATTGGCTTAGACAGGATTCGTGGGGCGGCCTTAATCGCCCCACACTTTTAATAATTATGGCAGATTTAATAACAGTACAAGAGTATAAAAACGCAGAGGGAATCGCAAATGCAAAAGAAGATTCACGCCTCGATATTATTGTACCACAAGTTAGTAATCTTGCCAAGAAGTATTGCGGTACTTCATTTGTTGATTATTATAGTAGTGATAAAACCGAGACTTTTTCAATTCACGACAACTTTACCAGTACTATAATCGTCAGTGAAAGTCCACTTATAAGTGTGACTTCCGTAAAAGAAAGAGGCACATATGATGCTTCGTATGAGACTCTTGCAACTAGCGACTACGAATACTATGTAGATACAGCCGCAGATGCAATAGTAAGAACAACAAAGAGCGGAGCAAAGAAAGCATTTCCACAAGGAATGGGAAGTGTGCAGATAGCATATAGAGCAGGCTACAGTGCCGCTCCAAGTGATCTCAAACTAGCACTTTTTGACTTAGTAACATACTACTTAAAAGACGAACATAAAGAACGAAGAACAATAGCAGGAGCAACATTGCAGAATCAAGGAACATCTGGAGTACGAGATAACACAGACTTTCCAGATCATATAAAAAGAGTACTTGATTTATATAGAGTAATAATCTAGTGTCTGTTAAGTCAATTTTAAAAGATATTCGCTTAGCTGCAAATAGTAAACAAGCACGAGATTTACAATATAAAAATTATGCTTTTACACTAACATTTAACAGAAATACAACAATAGATTTATTAAAAGATGTTATAACAAGTGATTTAAACAATGCAGGATATAATTTAACAACAAACGACTTTAGAGAACTAGAAATAGCAGCGGGATATGCTTTTAAACAAGGATATTCAAAAGCAAACTTAATAGTATCGCATAGTAAGAATGGGTACGAACTTTTTAGAGAGCCTCAACATACTGATCAAGATTTAGCAGTTTATACAGGATATAAAGCTACCGGAACAGGTAAAAAATTACCAAAAGGCGGACCTGTAAAACTTGCAGTATTATTTAAACAGAATATTGCTAATGCAGGAGGACCTCAGGTTACTTATGCAAGAAGTTTACAGACTGCTTACGGTGGGGAACATAATGCAGTAATAAGAGAACTTTGGATTAACTGTGTTAGAATATGTTTAAGAAAGTTTAAAGAACTTACAAAAAATCCTAAACATAGAGATCCTACTGCAAATAGAGCAACCACAGTAGGTGCGCCAAGTGGAACGAGTAAAAATTTAAGACTACATGGTCCTACCGCTACTAAACATGGTCCAAACGCTTATAAGCGTGGAGATGCACCAGGTATGCCACAAGCAGGTTCTGGGCATAATGATACAAGTGTGCCAGTTGTAAGTATAGTTGAAGCCTTACAACAAATTAATGCAGGCACAATTAAAGTACCTGCTGAAATAAAAAGTTTACAAGCATATAATAAAGCTTACCAAGATATACTTGCTGCACTTGATTTAGAATTTGAAATTGACGGAGATACATTAAGTAGTGCAGTTTTATTACATAAAGATATAATTATATCTTTATCTACTGGTGGAGATATGCATCAGTATTTAATGGAACATGCTGATCTAACAAGTGTTAATGCAATTTTGAACAAAATAGAAAATACACTTGTAAGAAAACTTTCTCAAAATACTGATTATGTAAGGTCAGAGAAGATAACAGAACAATATATAGAAAAAGCAGCAGGACATATAGGTAAAGAATTTTTAACAAAAGCGGGTAATTTAGATATGCGCTTTAAAGCAAATAAACAAAAAGTATTAAATGGTTTAAAGACTAAAAAAGAAAAATCAAAAGCTAAACATAATAAATATAAAGCTGGAAGAACCATAGCAACAGGAGCACAGGCAGGAAAGTATACAAAGAAAAGAGGTAGACCTTCAAAAATGGATCAAGCCCAAGGAGGAAATGCTTTAGCTTTAAAAGAATTATTAAATGCTGTTCTTCCAGATATTATGCTAAAAAATATGGGAAGTCCTGCCTTAAATAATAGAACGGGCAGATTTAGAAATTCAGCAGAAGTAGTAAATGTAGTAACTGGACCTAGAGGAGGCACAAATATAGACTACACTTATATGAAGAATCCCTATCAGACTTTTGAACCTGGAGGAGCAATGGGAAGCACACATAGAGACCCTCGTAGATTAATTGGAGCAAGTATAAGAGAAGCTGCTCAAAAAATAATGGGTAACAGATTTGTAAAAGTTAGGAGCGTATAATGGCAAATAGAGACTATACAACACGAAGAAGCGCCATTGTAAATGCTTTTGTAGATAAATTAGACGAAATAAATGGAACAGGAAAATTCAGAACTGTAGTAGCAAGCACCGCACCAAGACTTTTGTTTTGGGACGAAGTAGCAGAGTTTCCCGCAGTTCATGTAAATTCAGGTAGTGAAACTAGAGAGTATCTAGGAGCAGGCGAAAAATTCAGATATCTTACATTAACATTTAGATGTTATGTAAATGAAGAAGATGCAGTCGACGCTTTAGAAATGTTACTTGAAGATGTGGAAACAGTAATTGAAGACAACAATCCAATAACTTATACTACTGGATTAGGTGTAACAACTACTACGATACAAACAACGATAAACTCAATCGATACAGACGAAGGAGTTTTAGAACCTTTTGGAATTGGCGAAATAATAGCGACAGTCCAATATTAATGAAAACGGATAGGCAGAGAATACTCTAGCCAACCCCTTTTCAAAGCAAAATAGGAGAATGTAAAATGGCAGATACATTTTATTACTCGAGAGATACGTTAGTTCATCTTACTGATAGCGCAGGAGCAATCTATAAGATACCAGTCTTAGATGGATTTAGTTTTTCTCAAGCAACCAATGCAACGGAAGTTACATTGAACGAAATGGCAACAAGTGGAGTAAGTAGAAGGGCTAGACAAATGTTTACGGATTCTTACGCTCCTGCTGAGTGGTCGTTTCAAACTTACATTAGACCTTTTACGTCTGATGGCGGAGGCTCAAGTGGTGAGCATAGCAGCGCTTTCTCTCATGTAGTTGAAGAAGCTTTATGGAATGCATTAGCAGGTAATAAAGCAATTGGAGTTACAGCAGATGCAACTGGAGGTCCTGGATTTACAGCCCCTGATGCAAATGGTGCAGATTTAGCATTTACAAATTCTAATCGCCCAGCGTTAGATACTTTTGATTTATTTTTTGAACTGGGTAGCGGTAAAAGTAATCCAACAATCTATAAAATAGAAGGATGTGTTGTAAATGAAGTTTCAATTGATTTTGATATTGATGGTATTGCAACAGCAAACTGGTCAGGAATGGGTAAAATCATAACTGAAGAATCTTCAATGACAACCGCAACTATTTATGAAGGAACAGCAGCAGCTGATACTAATAACTTTATTAGAAATCGACTAACTGATTTAACAGTAACAGCTACAACAGCAGAAGATATAGTTGGTACTTATACTTTAACACTAACAGGAGGAAATATTACTGTTTCAAATAATATGACTTTCTTAACACCAGAAACACTAGGAATTGTAAATCAGCCTTTAGGGCATGTTACAGGAACTCGTTCTGTATCAGGTAATTTTACTTGTTACTTGAATACTCCTGCAAGTGGCGCCTCAAGTGCGGACTTATTTGAAGATATTATTGAATCAACCACGACAATAACCAATGACTTCAATCTAGTATTTGTAATTGGTGGAACAGGTAATACTCCAAGAGTTACAATGACATTACCAACATGTCACTTGGAAGTACCTAGCCATTCAATTGATGATATTATAAGCTTGGAAACAACTTTCCATGCTTTACCAACTTCAGTTGATGCAACAGACGAAATAACAATGGAGTTTGTAGGACCAACCGTAACATAATAATTAATTTAGATGGGAGGGGCAACCCTCCCCTCATTTAACCAGGAAACAGAATGACAGAACAAGAAAACAAATCAGTATCACTAGCGAGTTTATTAACTCCAAGCAAAACAGTTTCAGTAGATTATCCTAGCATGCCAGGATTCTCAGTCGACCTTTGCTATTTAGCTAGGGAAGAATTACTAAAATTACGAAATCGTTGTCTATCTCAAAAGTTTAATCGTAAAACACGAGCTTTTGATGAGCAATTAGATGAAGATAAGTTTTTAGTAGAGTATGTAAAAGCTGTAATTAAGGGATGGAAAGGCTTAAAATATTCTTACCTCGAAGAGCTTCTATTGGTGGACATTAGTAGTCTTGATCCCGAAGATGAACTTTTATTTTCTCAAGAAAATGCTGAAACGCTGATGAAAAATGCAGCTGATTTCGATACTTGGGTTACAGAAGTAACAGGTGATCTCGAAAATTTTACTCGGACCAAGTAAAGCAAATACTTGGTCTTTTAGACAAACAATATAAAGACGGACAACTCGAACTCGACACATATTTAGATATATGTGAACAGAGAGGCGACGATCCCGACTTTGACGAAATGCCACCAACTACAGAGGATTATCCTTATGAAGTTCAGGTGGCTTTTTTATTGCATGACCTTTTACCAGATCGCTGGGAAGGTATGAGTGGTTCGTATATGGGAAAAGACTTTTCTTCTATAGGAACACTACTTGATATATGGGAAATAGAACATAAAAAAAGTTGTTTGTATTTTATAAAACACATTGAAGCACGAAATACAGCAAAAATAAATAAATCCCAAGAACGAAAAAGAAAAGCACAGGAAAATAAAGCTAAAGCAGGCAAAGGCGGAATAAATTCTGCAAATATATCAAGATAGATGGCAAAAAAGAAAATTAATTTAGCAGATTTAATTATACGATTAAATGATGATGGTTCAATAAAAGGATTTGAACAAAAAACTAAAAAAGCGGGTAAAGCCGTTGATAACTTAAGTAAATCTGAAGCAACTCTAAATCGTAACTTTAAGGGCGCATCTCAGCAGTCCTCAAATCAAACCAAAAACTTTTCAAAAATGGCTCAGGGCATTACTGGTGGTCTTGTGCCTGCATATGCTACTTTAGCTGCCAATATATTTGCTATTGGAGCAGCTTTTAGATTCTTACAAAGTGCCGCAGATTTTAGAATATTAACACAAGGACAAGCAGAGTATGCTCAAAGAACAGGACAAAATTTAGCGATTATGACTCGTCAACTACAAGCAGCTACAGACGGTCAATTAGCGTTTGCAGATGCTGCTCAATCAGTAGCCATAGGAACAGCTGCAGGACTTTCAATTAAACAAATTAATCAACTAGGTGTTGTTGCAAAAAACGCATCACTTATGTTAGGTCGAGATCTTACAGATTCATTTAATAGGTTAGTAAGAGGTGCTGTAAAAGCAGAACCAGAACTATTGGATGAATTAGGTATTATTCTACGACTCGAAACCGCATCAGAAAAGTATGCGCTCACTTTAGGTAAAACAAAAGACCAATTAAATATATTTGAAAAATCACAAGCAGTTGTAAATGAAGTTTTAGAACAAGGTTTAGAAAAGTTTGGAGGAGTAGAAACTCAAACAAACTCATTAACAAAATTAGCAAAATCATTTGATGACTTAGTAAACTCTATAAAAAGCGCAATTGGACCAATGGCAGAATTTATGGCAGTCGCTCTGTCTCAGAATACAGTAGCAACTGCAGGCATGGGGTTAATAGCAGGAGGAAGTATTCTTAGTGCTTTAACTCCTACACCTACACCAATTGATGCTGTTGGACTACAAGCAGGTGCACGTTCTGGAATGCAAGGCATGTTATCTGAAAAAGGCATGAAAAAATTCGGATCTTTAGACAGTCCCGAGTCTATTGCACAGTTTGAAACAGCAATGTCTCGTAAAAAATCATCTTTTTTAAACTATTCTACTTTTGTAAAACATGAAGGTCAAAGAATGGCTTCTATTTTAAAAGTTCAAGGGTTACAATCACAATTAGACTCTGCGGGTATGTTCAAAAGAATGGGACTTAACTGGAAAATAGAAATGGAACTAATGGTTGCAGAGCATGGAAAAGCAATGGGACGAATCAAAATGGCAGGAAGAACTCTATTAAAAGGAGTAGCTCTTTTAGGTTATTTAGGATTGTTTATAAGTTTAACAGCAATGGCAGCCCAGTATTTTGATATGTCATCTGACGCTGAGAAAAAAGCAAAAGCAGCTTCAAAAGAATTTGGGAATTTATTTTCTAAAAATGCAGAAGATTTAGAAGAAATGGTCGATGGATTAAAAACTTATGACTCACTGCTAACAAATGCGTTACAAACCTCAAGAGCACTATCAAATATAGACTATAGTCAAATAACAAAAGCTTTTAGAGGAGGATTTGGTGGTTTACAGGAAACTGTTGGCGGTGTTGCAGGACAGAATAAAGCGACAGGAATGCTTATAAAAGCAGCAGAGTTTTTAGGCTATCTTGACCCTAACGTAGTGGATACTCAAATGAAAAAAACTTTAAGTGCGGGTCAATTTGAGGGAATGGAAGGAGTACTTTCTACGCTTAATACTCAAATGAGGTTGCTTACTGAAACAGGAGACGCACATAAGGAATTAAAAGGAATAGCTGATGGTATAGAAGGGATACTACAATCTTTCCGTGAGGGTAGTAAAGACCCTGAAAAAGATTTTAATGCTTTAATGGGATTTGTAGATCAGCTTTCTGAGGGAACAAAAGCAAGCAAAGCTATGAATAATTTAGCACAGACAACACAAATTATGACAAGTTCTGCTCAAGATTTTGCAAAAGCATTAAGTTCATTTAAGGCTCCACAAACTCAACTAACTCGATTAACTTCAAATATAAAAGCTGTTGGAAATGCACTTGCAGGAGTTGGGGAAGCGTTTGCAGCTGGAGATGTTAAAATGAAATTCAATAAAGAAACAGGAACTTTATTTGATAAAGCAACAATGGATATGCTTCATACATTCTTAACTCCAGAGCAATTAAAAGGAATGGACGCTGACATAGGCATATTAAAAGAAATGGATGCAGGCAGAGGATTTGCAGGAGGAGAACAAGCATTTGCAGCACAAGGAGGAGCATTTATAGCCAAGTATGGTAAAATGGTTGAAGATGAGGCAAAACGATTACATGGTATAGAAATGAGCATGATTACAGGAAAACTTCAATTAGAAACTGCTCTTCTTGATCGTACAATGGGTCAGTCAAAAATGAGAGCAAAACAATTACAAAAAGAAGGAGCAGTATTAGAACTACAAAGACAACAAGCAGATATAGAAATAATGCTTGAGGAGCTAGCAAGGAAAAAGCTTACAAAAGATGATGCTCAGGTAAAATTAGAAAACGAAAAATTAGATAATGTAAAGAAAAAAATAGAAAAAGCAAAAATGGAAGCAAGCGCTTTACATCAAGTACAGCAAGCTTTCCGAGATTCTTTTGAATCAAGTATGGCAACAGCTTTTCAAAGTATCATAGAAGGTACTTCAAACATGAAAGATGCTTTCTTAAGCATGACGAAATCAATACTATCAGCAATGGCTCAAGTACTTGCTCAACAAGCAGCAATCGCAATTATGGGCTCTATACCTTTCTTTCCAGGACTTGGACCAGGAAGTAGAGATGGTGGTATACTAAGTTCTCCTGGCTATCGTTCATTCGGAACAGGCGGGGTATCAGACGGACCAGATTCAGGGTATCCTGCAATGCTACACGGAACAGAAGCAGTCGTACCACTTCCAAACGGAAGAAGCATACCAGTAGAAATGTCTGGCGGCATGGGTGGAAACAATATCAGCGTAAATGTAAATATGACAACAGGAGAAACTTCTTCAACAGGTGGAGGAGAACAAGCTTACGCACTAGGAAGAGCAATATCAACGGCAGTACAAACAGAACTTGAAAAACAACAACGACCAGGCGGCACATTAAGCCCTTATTAATAGATTATGGCATTTGGAATATTTAAAGCAGACGGTGGAAATATAACAGGATTCTCTGCGCCTGTACAACCTGATAAAGGACTTTCTCGATCAAATACTCCAAGAGTGCTCCTCGCAAATTTTGGAGACGGATATGAGCAACGATTAGCTGACGGAATTAATATTCTCGATCAAACTATGAGTATATCTTTTTCAACAAGACCAAAAGCAGAGATAGATGATCTTGTTGCATTTTTTGAAAGTCTGAAAGGAGTAGATAGATTTAAGTTTAGTTTAGAGGACAGCAATGAAGGCTCAAGCACAGAAACAATATTTTGCATTTGCTCTAGCTGGAATCAAACTTGGGCTTTTGAGAATTTTTATACATTAACAGCAACATTTAGGAGAGTTTACGAGTCATGACACTAGTAAGTGATTTTCAAAAACAATCACCAGGTTCCGAACTTGTTGAACTTTTTGAAATAGAAAAAGCAGACGGATCTTTTGCATATTTTACAAGAGGAGAGGATTCTGATGGTTCATCTTTACAAATGTATGATTATAGTTCTCCGAGTACTTTAAGAACCTATGCTCCCATTCCGATTACAATGGATGGCTTTGATATTAAAGCTACAGGAGCAATGGCACGACCTGTTTTTAATGTTGCAATTATAGATAATACTTTTTCAACCGCAATCGGAACAACTGATTATGACACTTTACTAGGTAAAAAAGTAATCCGTCGTATGACTCTAAAAAGATATTTACAGGGAGAAAGTTCCGATCCTGGCTCAGGAAATACTCCCATAGAATTTACACGACAAGTTTGGACAATATCAAAAATAAATGCAAGAGATGCATTAACCTTATCGTATGAACTAACAGCTCCATTTGATTTACAAGGAGTTCAAATACCAGCAAGAGAAATAGTATCAAATGCATGTCCTTGGGAATACACAGGAGCAAGTCCAGACTTAGCCGAATCTGAAAAGTGTGGTGGATGTAGTTGGCATCAAGAAAGTAAATTTACTCGTCAAAATTACACTACATCAGGAACAGCAGTAAATGGAACTGAACATACAGTATATGTAACTTTAGATGACGAATACATTGTTCCTGCAAGCGGAAGTTTTACAAATTATACAACAGCTTCAGGAGCAACAAGTTTTGCAGTAAGTGATTATGTAAAAACAACAGGAACAGCAGTAAAGGTAACTACTACAGGTTCTTTTACAAGTGCTAGTATAACCGAGTATTGGATAGTAAATACAGCGGGTACAAAAACAGCACTTGGAACGCCTTCAGATTCAAATGCAAAATTTGATAGAGTAAGAGTACATCAAGGAGCGTATTCAAATAGTACAACTTATAATGCTTACACCGATGATAAATTAAATGACATTGTTACTTATGCAAGTGGCGGAAAAACTTATGCTTGGAAAACAAAAGTTACTCATTCTGGAAATGCTCCAGGATTTAATAATTTTTGGAAGAGAGCAGATGAGTGTGGTAAAAAATTATCGTCTTGTGGAAAACGATTTGGCTTTTCGCCTGTAGATGCTACTTCAGCAACTTC